ATGAAATATTTGTTTAAACATTACACCACATTGTGTGGCTTAGTTGAAATAGAAGCAGAAGATGAAACTAAAGCTATGCAACAATTTCAAAAATTAAAAATTTCAGATTTTGAATGGAGGTCTGATTCAAATAAAACAGATCGTACAACATATGAAGTCGTTCTCAAAGACCCTCCAACATTCCATAACAAATCATAATAGCGAAACAAGATTATTTTGTGCTATCATTTATCAAGCAATAGATGATGCATCATATCAAGGATTAGATAAAAGATATTTAAAATATAAACAAAACGCTATAGAGTGGCTTACCAATATGTCAGAAGATTTTTGTACAATATGTAATATGGCAAATTACAATCCAGAATACGTTAAAGATCAAGTAAAACGTATGGCATTACATGGTAAAATTAAATATTCTCAAGCTCAGTTAGATATATTATTTGATGCTAGTAATACAAAGCGAACTGTAATAAATTTAATACCATGACAAATAAAGATTTTTTTAATAAAGTATTAGATAAGCAAGTTGGGGGGGAACACTATACAAAGTTTAATATACAACCTGCTGATTTTATTAACAAAAATAAATTACAGTTTGCTGAGGGTAACGTAATAAAGTATGTATGCAGACATCAACATAAGAATGGTAAAGAAGATATACTCAAAGCGATTCATTATCTTGAGATGATTCTCCAGAGGGATTATTAATTTTACATTTACATTGATTAAGTAAAAAACAAAAACCCATAGGGGAATAATATATACAAGTCATTTTTTAGATATAGCTAAAATATGTTTGCCATCTTCAGACATTTGAGCCATAACATTACCACACATATATCTAACATTTGGTTTGTAATCTCTTTCAGCAATACGTTTCATTTCTAAACATTTAGAAAATCCGTCAGGAACATATAAATGTTCTTTAAGATCACCACTTAAAAACATACATAAAGCTACAACTTCAATCATTAATGTTTACCATTTCCATTTGAAAATTTCATTTCTCTATTTGCATCTTTTAATTTTTCTACATCTTTTAAAAGTTTATCTACTTGTTTTTGTAAAAATTCTATATTTACTTTGTTATGCATACCAGACTCTAATTGTTGTTTAATTTTTTCTATATCTTTATAAGCATTTTCTATAAGCATAAACTGTTCGCTATCTGCTGGTAGTGAACCCATTAAACCTCTAGGCCATTTAATTCTAAACTCTGTATTTTTTTCAAGATCACTTTCCATTAATTGCAATCTTGTAGAGTGTTGATTTAATTGTTCAACTATTTGAAAATAACCCATACATCCTAATGCTACAATAACAACCAAAGAGACAACTGTTTTCATAGGCATTTGAACTTTTGCCTCCTCAGAAATTTGCATTACTTGTTTTTTCATTTATCTCTGAGTATATCTTTTTTAACTCTAGGTCTGCTTTGTCTTTGTTTATATGAATATACAGATAAAGATTTTTTATAAACTTCTTTTAATTTTTCTTTAATAAGTTTTCTAAAATCTTTTGAGTCCATATTACTTTCGTTTCATTATTTCAGTACCTTTAATACCATAAACAGCACCAACGACTGAGATAAATAAAATTTGGAACCATGTAGGCATATTGCCAAAGTAATCAAAGAATAAATCTATTTTAGTTTTGATATTAGGATCATCACTAAATACTGACCATATTAACAAAAGTACGGGAGCAGAGACAAGCAAAAGTACGAACTCGTCTTTCCAAGACTGCTGTTGATCAGATCTAACAATTTGTTCCATTTGAACTTCACCACGTGCCATCTTTTCTGCATGTAATCTTTGTGCATCTGCCATCAACATTTTAGTTTGTTGACGTTGTTTAAATATATGAGAACCAGCTTTAAATGCTAGTTGTAAACCTTGTAACCACATATTAGCAATTCCATTTTCTTAATGATTTATTAATTCTACTATTAGGATCTCTAGCTGTTTTAGCTGAAGTTAATCTTTTCTTCATACCTTTCATTCTAGCACAAAATGATTTTCTACGTTTAGCAGCTTTAGATCCAGGTTTTAATTTAGATGGTTTAGTAGTTACTGCCATCTTTAATTTAGATCCAGGATTTTGTCGTCTGTAAGATGCAACACCTTTTTTATTTAAACCACCTGATTTAGATTTACCTTCTTTACGTTGCCATGCTGCTGTCTTTGCCATTATCTATACCTCGCTGTTTTTTTAGCTATACGTTTTGGTTGTTTAACAAACTGTTTTCCTTTTTTATTACCTTTAGCTTTTGCTCTATTAGTTGCTGCTTTTTCAGCAGGTGTAAGAGATTTCCAAGCTGCATCAGGTAAATATCTTCGCTTTCCTTTACTTGGCTTTCCACTAGATGTTCTCCATTTTTGTTTAGTCCAACTTTTTAAACTTTGTTGTCTTTTAGAGAGTGCCATTACCTATAACCACCACCAGCTTTTTTATAAGCACGTGCTAACATTTGTGCTTTTCTAGCTGACCATTGTCCAGGTCTACCACCTTTACTACCTGCTTTAATTCGTGAAAATAATCTTTTTCTCATAGCAGGTTTAGTATAATTACCGCTTTTATTAACGGTACTTTTTTTTGGCATATAACTTTCTCCAAGTATAGTTTTCTATTTTACCAGCATAATGACCGATAAGTTTTAAAAATAATGTTTTTATTTTGGCCATGCTAATTGCATACCTAATAATACAATTTCGTCATCGTATGGTTGTTCACCATTTTCCATAAGTATAATAGCTTTAACAACTGGTAAATAATCTTTAATAGTAAATTCTATTTCTTCTAACATATTTAAACCAGTTTTCTTTTGAACAAAATTTTTATATGCTTCTGTGTCATTTTCTGACGGAGGAGCATAACGATTAATAATAGACCAAATATTTTTTAAATCATATTTATTTCTATATGTAATCAATATTTTAGTTAATGCTCTTATACCATATATAGCATCTTTAAATTGAAAAAATGTATTATCAGTTTGAAATTCAGACAGACCTTCCCATTCAACATCATTTTTTTTAATGTTGCCAGGATTGTTATTTCTTATGCCTCTAGGAATAAATTTTTCCACACCATCTCCCATGTTTATCTAATACCATTGGTATTAATTTTGGTAATCCATCTATTATAGCACCACATCCTATAAGAGGTCTAGCACGTTGGGTTTTGTTATATCTAAATGCTAGAGAATCTTTATCTATTAAACATCCTACTTGTAGCCCAAAATATAGGCCTAAACTATTGCCATAATATTTAATATTAAATGAACTATGATAGTGTCCTTGTACACAACTCATACCCATAGATTGAGCTAATTTTAATACATCAGCTACTTTACCATGACAGAAATATACAGGGCCAGTACACGTTTTAATAGTAATATCATCATGCCATTTCCACCCTTTACCTACTTTTAAAAATTCATTATAATCTCTTAAATATGCTTTGGGTATTCCATGCTTTAAGCCTCGTCTATAAACTAAACTCCCATGATTTGAGTCAAGGAGATCTACATTTGGAAATAGATTTTCTAGTTGTTTTATTACAGGCAAACTTATTTTAAGTTCATCACCTGCACTAGGTAGATCAGGATCGCTATCATGAAATGACATAGCGTGTTTATCTACTTCATCACCAATATGCACTACTCTATCAGGTTTTAATATTTTTTTTAAATCGTTTAAAAAAGGTATAAGATCTTGATGATGATAGGGTATATGGGTATCAGAAATAATTAATATTCTGTTCATGTTTTGTTCTTATACAGTAAGTTGTATTAAATATCTACCTTTTTTCTAGAAGGTACACACCACATAATAAATTCTTGTATTTCAAAATTATTATTTTCAAATTGTTTTATAATAGCATCTCCATGTTTTTCAGATGCTTTTAAACATTTAGATTCAGATTTATAGTGTGTAATAGGATTTTCCCAAAAATTAAGACAACTAATACCTGTAACACTATTAGGATCACTAAAACATATAATTGCAAATATAACAAATGACTTCATTAAAATAATGTCTCATATGGGCTTCTAGCAAGGCCTGAGAGCTTATATTGAGTGTATCTCGGCCCTTTGTATCTAGGATGCCCAGATTGGCCTAATACGAAGTCTACAGCAACATCCATAGCTAGATCTGGAGATATACCAGATTCTGTTTCAAGTCTTTCAGATATTTGTCTTGCAGATTGTTGTAACCAAATAGGTAAAAATTTTGCACCAACTTGACCACCAATTTTTTGAAATTTCTCAATAGCTGTATCATCTTTAGAAGTAATATTAGGTGACCATTTAGTTGTAAGATATTGTTTATTTGTAAGAACTTCAATAACACCTTTAGGTAATGATCCAATTTTTTTAAGACCAGTACCTTGTGGATCTGTAATCCAATGAAATGGTTCCATGAGTTGTTTACTAAATGTAAGGACTTGTCCATTACCAAGATCTATTCTTGTAGGATCTTTATTTTCTAATTGTGAATGACCACTAAACATATAGTTTAATCCTGTACCAAGTGTTGCGTACATAAGAGCTGCACGTAAAAAATAATATTGATACATACGTCTAGCAACTGGATCAGATGTAAATCCTGGTAGAGCTTTACCAATAATTCTTAAGTTAGATAATGTCCAATCAGGAGCAAAGAATACTAACTGCATGTAACCTCTTGATGCAGGTTTAAATGTAGTTTGTGCTAATTTTTTGTAAGTAGGGTTTGTAATACTTTGCGTAATCGCTTCCCAATTTTGACCACCAAATGCATCGTTAGTAAATTGAGCTGCTGCTCTTGCTTTTGCATAGATAGCAGATTGTGTATCACCAGGTTGTACAGCTTCATCTAGTTTCCTTAAAAATGTATAAAGTTTAGCTTGTGTAAATATTCGATCCCAAGTTATTCTATCAAACCATTTGTAAACTTTTTCTACTTTAGCAGCAGGTTGAATACCAAAATGTGGTTTAAAAAAATCAGTATCGATTTTTTGTAGTATAGCATAAAATCTATCATATCCTACATCTTCTGGTGTAGAAATTTCTAATCTCATTCCTCTA